TCGATCTCTTCAGATAGTTTAGATTTAATAGCTGCTTCAAAAATTACGGCTGTTTTAGCTTTAAACTCTTCAGAAAGAGTAGCTTCAGACTCGATTAATGCGTCTAGATCTTCAGAAAAGTCAGCCTGATATTCAACGAGTGGTTGATCATCAGCATTTAGCTCTTCTAACACAGTTTCGCCCATAAGTTTAGCATACATGCCAGCAAGCTCTTCTTTCTTCATTTTGCTTGCTTTCATGTACATTGCATTAATCATACCAGCTTTGGTTCCTGGCAACTTTTGCATAGGATCTTTCGGACCGCCTTTGCCACCTGGCTCTTTAGCAGTCTTTCCTTTTCCTTCAGCACCCTTTACAGAAGCAACTGATTGCGCCTCTGCATTTTTGGGATCGTGAGCTTCTTCGATTTCATTCTCGTCGAGCTCAACATCCTGATCTTGGATTTGGTCAGTCATGTCTTGACTCCTATATTATAGTTTAGTTTTCAGTAACGAGAGGAAATTCTTAAACTCACGAGTCTGAGTCTCATAGAGATCAGCACGTGGAGCTGTTTTAATTTCAGTCTCCATTTTTTCAATTTCTTGAGCTTCAATGATGCCATTATTCCAGATCCAGTCAACGCCTTCCATAATTCCATTAACAAAAGCTCCGGGAGCTGATGGATCTTGTACGATGTCAATCGTATTAAGCATAAAGTCATCTTTGACATACATGGCATCGCCACGTCTCTCAAGGCTACCCATACCACGAGTTGAGACACCTAGTTGCACACCACCTTCAAGTAAGCCTTTAACGACTTCACCCATTGGAGTGCCCAATATAGTTGCCTTACCCACCACATCCTTACCCTCAACTTTGAGGTCAGTTATGAGATGGGAAACTTTGTCCAAGTTGACAGTAGGACCTTCGGGATGGTTTAATTCACCCACGGCCCGTTTAGTTGCAACTTGTTCTTTGGCGTATTTCTTTACTGCAGCTTCCATAATTGGCTGCGGATATATACGTCCATTTCTATTCTTTTGTTCAGCTTGCGCGAATACGCCTTCGATAGTATAACTCTTACTACCGTCCTCCTTGGCTTCCACCAAGCATTGTATATTCTGTTCAGTGTATTCAGCAATAAGCTTCATTGATCTACTTCCCTAACGAATTGCATAATCATTTTCATTGCATGCTTTTTCGTGTCATAAGTGTCTAATTTCTCACCGTCTACATATGCTTCAAACTTATCATACTTCTGTATAATCTCTAGTCTGAAACCCATATATTTTCTTTGATATACTGTCCGCTCTTTTGTTACGGCTTCTCTAAGATTCTTCAGGGTCTTCATCGGATTCGTCTGTATCAGGCTCGTCGTCAACATCGTGTTCATCCTCTTCAGACTCATCTTCTAATTCTATGTCATCGTCTAAATCTAGTTCTAGTTGTTCTTCATCTTCTTCGGATTCTAATCCATTATATATTTGTCCAGACACTTTGATTCTTTCTTGTTCCAAAGTATCAGAAAGCTTTTGATTCATAATATCTACAAATGTAGTATTAGCTCCAGCATAATCTTTATCAGCTGCTTGCTGTATCAATTGCTCAATGTTTTCCATAATAACTCCGTTTCCTATTATTTATAATAAAATTATTCTTCATCTTGATTTTGTTGCGCATTATCCTGATCTGCCTGATTCGGCTGTTCTTCAGCATCTTGCTCAGCGTTTTGTTTAATGTCATCGTCGTTAAACATTAACACATTTTTCATAACCCATTCTTTTGAGAAGTAATCACCTACGTATTGACTTACTTGATCAAGCGTTTGCAGTCTTTCTCTTAATAGTTCGGCATCTTTTAATTCTGTAAAATGATTATCTCTTGTATAATCAATAACTAAATCGTTCTTCCATTCATTCCAATCTTCGTCAGTGATTAAACCTTTCATCACAAGTTGTTTCTTTAGAATTTCTAAGAACAACATTGAGAAACGTTTACGAAGTCTGTCAATAAACTTCTGAAATTTTAATTCATCTCTACTTATCTCAGTAGATCGACCTAGACTAAACTGTGCTTCCTGTTCTAAGCGATTAATCGGTACATTAAGAGACCGATAAAGACGCTTTTGGAAATAGACGATATCGTCAATCTGTCCGAGATTTTCTCCTCCTGGTAAAGTAGAGATCTCAGTGCCTCTTCCACCTTCACGTCTTGGTAGCCAGAAATCTTCGAGCATTGACATATGTTTGCGATCATCTCTTATTTGTCCTGTGTCTGCATCATATACAAGTTTATTACGGTAACGAGCCATAATATCTTTCATATATTGTTCAGACTTACCTCGTGGTAAGTTACCTACGTCAATATAGAATATTCGTCTCTCAGGCGCCCGTGCAAGCCTGTAGATAACCAGTGAGTCTTCCATCATTCGAAGCTGGTTAATTGGCTTCAGAGCTTTATGTAAATGCGATACAACTTTCTTTCTATCAGCTGAGAGAAGTCCGGATGTTACATAACTTACTGAATCAAACGATAGTTTTATACCTGATGACTGTTGTCCAGGTTTTTCTTGATAAATGTAATATTCATCAACCGATTCAACTAGATTAGCTCCAGTAACTGGATCTTTCTTTTTCTTTACTTGTTTTACTTTACGAATCTTTGCAGAGTCAATAGGACGAATCTCCTGAATACCTGCTTTAATATTAGAGTCATTTACAACAAGGTGATGATATAATCTGCCATCAATGTACCAACGCTTAAACATGTCGTGGCCATTGTTTGTAAAGTCCAACATCGATAAGACGTTATTGAACTCTTCTGTAATTCCTTTTTTAATTTGATCTGATACTTCAACTTTATCAAGAATAATTGAGACTGGTGCCTCATCTTCTGAAGCAGAAACAGATTCATTAATAATATCTTCTATAGCAGCATCAACCTCTGGGTGTGTTGATACTCCACGGTATTTCATTATCATTTGATGATTGTCTTTAGAATCATCGCCATCAATATTAATATACTGACCATAATGAGAACCAGAAGCAGTAACGTATCCTGCACCATCGTCATCTTGACGAGGTACAATAGATTGTAACTTCTTGTCTTCTTCTTTTTTATTTGCTCTTCGAATTTCGAAGCCAAATATTTTTAATGCATTATTGTCGGCCATATTTTATCCTAATAGAATATAGAGGGGCATTGCTGCCCCTCTTTCTAATTTTCAATTATGTGGTAGTATTGGACGTCCAGTACTGATACGTAAATTCTACTGTAAATTCTTCAATCTGATCATTGGCATCATATGCAAGATCAATTGGAGAAATTGCTGTCGGGAAGGCAGCTACAAATTTATACGTTTTAAGAATCGACTCGTCTTTATCTAGCTGATCAACTGTTAAGTCTGCTTGATAATCTGTCGGATTCACTAAACCAGTATTAAGTGAATGGGCGTTAATACCATTCATCCAACGTTCCATTGAGTTTCGAATCGTGAAGTTTGTATCGTTAATGATAGTAGTTGTCCATGGTTCGAAAACACGATCGCCTGCCATTTGTAACTGGCGACCACGGAATGCAACAGGCATTGCTGGTACGGTTGAAGCAGGAAGTTGACCTGTTCTACACATGAATGATGTTAATTCAACATCACCCTCAGCATACGCTGGAAATCCTAATGTTACCTTAAATAGGTTGGGGCGAGCACCGCCACCAGCCAGTTTTGCTTTAAAATCGTCTACACCTAAAATAGCCATTTTTTACCTCCTTACACCCCTGCGATTTCTGCGAAATCAACACCGGTACGTACGGCAACAAAGTTAAGAGTAACAAAGTTGATCGAACGTGCAGGTTTGACTAGGACCGTAGCGACAAATTCATTTCTATCTATAACTGCACCCGTGTTGTTTGTTTCGTCACAAACCACTCGGAAGTCTGTTATACCACGACGACCTTTGATGTCTCTCAAGAATGGCTCTACAACTCCAACGAATTCTGCTCTTGTAAATTCATCATTGAATTCGAACATTACGTTTCTAGCTGCAATCGCGATTGCTCTTTCGATAGTCAAGAACAAACGACGTACGTTAATACGATCGAATGCGGATG